AGGTATTGAATACTCACCATCAAGCCTATATGATCAATATCCAAATGCTGCACCTTATGCGTTTGACACAAATGTTAAGATTGGGTTGGACTATCATGGTAATTTTGATGAATTCCGCATCCGCAACGGTGCTGTTTACACATCAAACTTTACACCATCAACCACACCTTTTGAACCTAGCCTAATTTCAGATATACTGCTACTACACTTTGATGGTAACTTTAGCGATGATATCTACAATGTGCGTGGCGACAGCGAGATATCAGCACAATTTACAGCAACTACACTTGCTGGCGTAATACAACCAATTACAATTGCTGTTGATAGCGCATTTTCACAAAGCACACAGGGCTCATTGGTTATTCCAGCAAGCACAAGTATAACTGCTTCCGCTGCGGTAACAACAAATGCTGGATTGATATTACCAGGCAATTTAGAATTAACTTCTGCAATTGTTGTTGATGTCGACTCACAAGTCAATGTTGCTGCTGAACTAGCAGTAAGTGGTGTATTAACAGCCGATGCTAGTATTGTGGGCTTGTTAGACAGTGATATTCCAGCTACAGCAGCATTTACCGCCAACATCACAGGCACAAATCTAGTTATTGGCGAGTTAGCAGTTGATGCTGCCACAGCGATTACAGCAGATGAACAATTAACACTGGGCACTACTGTTGCACTGGATGCTGAATTTGCACAAACTACTACTGCTGGCAACATCATTAGATTGGTATATCCATTTAATTGGTTAACACACCCAACATGGGATGAATGGTTAATTTGGCAGAACACGTTTACCCTGCCAGCCACATTTACACAAACCACACAAGGCGACACAGTTGAACTACACCTAGCAGAAATGGCTGTGAGTGCAGAGTTTGTGACAGACACAGACAGCACAGTAGCACACACTGGCATAATTGATGTTGCATCCAACTTTGAAAGTTATGTGTCGTTTAACGGAGTTATACCAGCAGACACAGCAATTAACGCTGTGTTTGATATTGCTACAACAACACAAGTGCACCGTCCAGCAGAACTTGATTTAACTAGTGCAAGCGAATTCTCAGCAGCAATTAGTGGAAGTCGCCCAGGTGATATTGATGTTAGTGCCACTACCACAATAGCTGTTGATAGCACAGTTGAGCACACTGGCGTTGTTCAAGCCACGGCAGAATTTGTTATGGTGTCCAGTTTAGGGCGTGTAAGCGACGCTGAAATTGACACACAAGCAACATTTACCGCCACAATTGACTCACTTGTTAATTATGGTTCAGCAATTCAATTAAATACAGCATTCAATAATACGGTTGATGCTGGTATTATCCATGATGCTGCTCTAGCTGTGTCTGCTGAAACTGCGCAGTCCCTAACAGCACAGTTAACACTTAGCACTGACATGGCAGCTACAGCAGAATTTGCTGTTGACGATATTACACCACTATTGATTGTAAATGGTGCTGCTGAATGGACAGCATTAACTGCTACAGCAATTGTTGCGTTTGTTGAACGTCCAGACCCATGCAGAACATTAACTGTTTTAGCAGAAACAAGAACCCTAACTGTTGGTGCTGAAACAAGAACACTGAATATTAGAACATGTAGCTTACGGAGAGCAGCATAATGACACAAACAACAGGATTTAGAACTGATAACATTGGATCATATATTGTTAAAGATCCGGAAAGTTATCTAGACTATTCAATTGATTGGAGCGATTGGTTAGACTCGGGTGATGGCATTGCAACCAGCACTTGGACTATTCAATCAATCAGTGGCGATACTGATCCATTAACCACTGACAATAACACACGCACACTTACAACAACAACTGTGTGGTTAGCAGCAGGATCAGCCAGTAATAACTATCGCATTACCAATACAATTACAACAGCAAGCGGATTAACCGACGAACGCTATTTTAGAGTGTTTGTTAAGGATCGTAGTGCATAATGGCACTTAGTGAGTGGCAAAAAACTGTTTCCAGTGACACATCACGCTTCAAATGTGTGGTGGCTGGACGCAGAGCGGGCAAAACACATCTTTCAATACGAGAGATGGCTCGTGCTGCTCGCTATCCAGATCAAAAGATATTCTATGTGGCACCATCATACCGTCAAGCAAAACAGACAGTATGGAACAAACTAAAAAAGAAACTAATAGAATTAAATTGGGCAGATAAAATTAACGAAAGTGATTTAACTATTACTTTACGAAATGGCTCAACTATTAGTCTTCGTGGTGCAGATAACTTTGACAGTTTACGCGGCGTTGGACTTGATTACATTATTCTTGATGAATTCGCGTTCATCAATGAAGCGGCCTGGTCGGAAGTACTGAGACCTACACTATCAGATACCGGAGGAGGTGCAATGTTTATCACAACACCAGCCGGTATGGGTAATTGGGCATACGATTTGTATCAGAGAGGTCAAGATCCAACAGAAACTGACTGGCACAGTTGGCAATACACCACAGCTGATGGAGGCCGCGTTCCACTTGAAGAATTAGAAGCAGCACGTCGTGATCTAGATGAACGCACTTACAGACAAGAATACGAAGCACGCTTTGAAACATATTCTGGTGTAATTTATTATGGCTTTAACAGCGAGCGCAATCTATTACCATACACTGGTGCTAACCCCAAACAAATACTGTTAATGACAGACTTTAACTACAATCCCATGGCAGCATGTGTGGGTGTGCAATGTGATGGTTATATACACATTATTGATGAAGTTGTTATCTACGGATCAAACACACAAGAACTTGCTGACGAAGTAAAGAACAGATATCCCGACGCACGTGTAACAGTTTTCCCAGACCCCGCAGGTGCACAAAATAAGACATCAGCGGGTGGTAAAACAGATATTTCAATATTAGAAAACGCAGGCTTTCGTGCGCTATATAGACGCAAACATCCTGCGGTTAAGGATCGCATTAATGCAGTTAATTCTGCACTTAATCCCGGATCCGGCAAACCAAAACTCGTAATTGATCCAAAATGTAAACGACTCATTGAAGGTTTAGTTAAACAAACTTACAAGGAAGGCACACAGATTCCAGATAAGAACAATGATTTTAACCACATTAATGACGCGGTCGGCTATGGCGTTGAATACTTGATGCCTGTAGTAAAATACCCAGATGATACACCTCAGCCAACACACTGGGGAGTAATTACATACTAAATATAAGACAAGGATTCCATAATGGAAAAGACAGCAGCAGAACTTTTAGCAACGCATCCAGAATATGAACTTCATATTGAGTCATGGCGTTTTCTCAACAACTCATACTTGGGTGGCAGACATTACAAAGCACAGGATTACCTTCCTCGCTATACATATGAAACTGCTGAACAATATCGTCAGCGTGTAAACGAGACTCCACTGGACAATCATTGCGCCTCGATTGTTAATATCTATAACAGCTTCTTGTTTAGTGAACCGCCAGTTAGAGATTTTGGTTCTATGGCTAACAATCCTGTGCTGACTGTGTTCCTAGAAGATGCTGATCATGAAGATCGTTCATTTGATGATTTTATGAGCGAAGTGGATCGCATAAGTGCTGTTTATGGGCATGCTTGGGTAGTTGTGGATAAACCTGCTGCGGATGCAACTACACGTGCTGATGAACAACAACAGGGTATTCGTCCTTATGTTAGTATGTTTTCTCCGCCCAGTGTGTTGGATTGGGAATGGACTCGTAATCCAAACGGAACCTATGACTTAACCTATTTAAAAGTAATTGAATCACAAACAGCAACCACTACTGTTGTTAAATGTTTTTATGCGGATGTTATTGACACGCATGTAATTTATAAAAACGGAACCAGTACAGAACTACTTGCTTCAGTGCCTAATGCATTGGGTTATGTTCCAGCAGTTTGTGTTTATGACACACGCTCACCGGTTAAGGGCATTGGTATTAGTGCTATTGAAGGGCCCGCTGACATGCAGCGTTCGATTTTCTCACAAAATTCGGAGATCGAACAATTAATTCGCCTAAGCAACCATCCAAGTTTAGTTAAAACACGTGATGTAAATGCTAGTGCTGGTGCAGGTGCTATTATTACTATTCCAGATAATATTGATCCAGGTTTAGTTCCTTATTTGCTGCAACCCAATTCCGGAAACTTAGATAGCATTCGTGCTAACATCAATGACAATGTTGATGCTATTAACAGAATGGCAAATGTAGGCAGCATTCGTGTGTTGGAATCACGCACACTTAGTGGTGTAGCAATGGACACAGAGTTTCGTTTATTGTCAGCACGTTTAGCTAAAAAATCAAATCAATTAGAACTGGCTGAAGAACTAATTTGGCAAATATTTGCTAATTGGATGGATACTGAATGGGACGGGTATATTGAATACGCTGATTCATTTAACACACGTGATAAGTTAAATGACTTGAACACTTATAAATTAACACAAGAAATATTGCCCGCAAACAGTGGCTTGCAAGCTGTTATTACACGTAAGGTTGCTGAATTAATCACAGATGACAGTGATGAAATTGATGCAATTATTAACAGCACTAACACAGGACTAGATATTAATGGCTAGAAAGAAAAAATCAAATGTTTACAAAGGCGTAAGTGTTTGTAAATCAGACTGCTCAGGACATCGTGCAGGTGCGCGATATGCACGCAGTGGTGGTTCAGAACCATCACCACACTCGCCCAGCTTTAACAAAGGCATGCGTGTTGAACTGGGAACATTTAGAAGGGGGTCAAGATAATGTATAAGAAAAAGAAAGGTGGTTCAGGCAAAGGCGGACGTAAGTATCGTTGATGTTTGAAAAACAATAAATAATATACTAAAACTTATTACTGCGAAAGCAGGTTTTACTCAACACAAGAGGTTAAAAGACACATGGAAACTGAAACCATTACAAATCAGGAAAATCAAGAGGTGACTGGCACAACCGCTGAAAGCCAGGTAGAACGTGGATTTACTCAAGAAGAAGTAAACCGCATTGTTGCAGATAGAGTTGAAAGAGAACGCAAGAAATACGAATCAAAGTATTCAGGTGTAGACATTGAACACTATCAACAACTTGCCGAGGCTGAAGAAGCCCGTAAGATTGAAGATCAGAAGAAACGCGGTGAATTTGAAAACATTCTCAAAGACACAGTAAGCAAAAAGGATTCTGTAATCAATCAATTACAATCGGAGTTGAAAAGCATCAAAGTAGATGGAGCATTGCTTAACGCAGCCAGCAGCTTAAAAGCTGTTAATCCTGATCAAGTTGTAAGACTGTTAAAGGATCAAGTGCGTTTAGGCGATAGTGGCTCAGTAGAAGTGGTTGATCCAGCAACTGGTCAAATTCGTTACACTGATTCAGGTGATGCATTTGATATTAAAAGTTTGGTAAACGATTTCTTACAAGCCAATCCACATTTTGTAGCCGCAACTCCAAAAGGTTCAGGAACAGTTAGTAATACTAACAGTTCGGGCCAGGGAAAACTGGATGTGTCAAAATTAGATATGACAAATCCAGAACACCGCGAACTATACAAACAATATAGAAAAGAACGCGGTCTCGCCTAATATAATCAAGGAGATTTATAATGGCTTATGAAACTACAAGCAGCACTTTAAACGACCTGCTACCAAGCATCGTTGCTGAAGCAATGTTCGTTGCTAACGAACGCTCAATTATGCGTAACCTAGTTAAAGTTTACGATTTACCAATGGGTTCAGGTAAAACTATTACTGTTCCACGTTACCCAGTGCAAACTGCTGCTGGCGTAAACGAAGGCACTGATCTCAGCAACACCGAAGTATCTACTGATGGTGCAACACTAACTGTTGGTGAAGTTGGTATTATGACCACCGTTACTGACTATGCTATGATGACTTCAGCTAGCAATGTTATTGCTGACGTAGGTCGTTTGTTTGGTGAAGCAATTGCTAAGAAATTGGACCAGGACTTATTGGCTCTGTTCTCAGGCTTCAGCACAGACGTTGGTGGTGCTTCTACTGCAATGACTCCAGCACTAGTTATGAAGGCTATCGCTACACTCCGTGCTAACTCAGTTCCAGGTGATGAACTGTTCTGCGTATTGCACCCATATGTTGCTTATGACCTCAAGAGTGCTTTAACCACAGGTGGCACTACTGTATTCTCAGCTGGCGGTGGCGTTAGCGATGTTGCTAACGAAGCACTACGCACTGGTTATGTTGGACGCCTGTTCGGAGTTCCCGTGTTCGAAAGTGCGAACATTGCTGATACTGGCACCGCTGGTGACTATGTTGGTGGTGTATTCCATCGCAATGCACTAGGCCTCGCAATGCTTCAAGATATCAAACTTGAAACCCAGCGTGATGCTTCTTTACGTGCTACGGAAGTAGTAGGTAGTGCTGTATACGGCGTTGGTGAACTATATGACACTTATGGTGTTAAGATCACTGCTGACAGCAGCCTAGTTGATCCAGCCTAATAGGAGCATAAACAATGGCAATGAGTAGCGACACAGATATCCTAGAATATTTTCCAGATTTATACAATTATGGAATCCAAGACTTCTCTGCGGAACACGCAAAGACTCGTGGAGATATTCTGCGTCGTCTACGCATTGAATGGTGGCCCCGTAAATCACAAGCACTAACTGTTGATATTAGTATTATTGGGTTCAATAACACTGAAATGGACGAAAGTTTAATCACAGAAAGTCAATTTACGAGGGCTGCTGTTTTCCATTGCTTGGCATACTATATACTTCCTAAACTAACACAGTTTAGTGTGGACGGTGATAGATTTGAGCGTATGATGACATACTTTAAGAGTCGTTATGAAGAAGAGTTTGATGCAGTTTTACACGATGGTGTAGAATATGACGCAGACGAATCCGGAACAATTACTAATGCTGAAAAAGTAACTCAGCATCAACAGAGATTGGTTCGATAATGAGTCGTAGAGAAGACATCACTGTTGACATTTACCGTACGCTGCTTAATGCAGATGATCCAAGATTTGGTTTAGTATCAAGAGAACCTTTTGATGCACAACAACTGAGTCGTCAACAGTTTCCAGCAGTTTATATTACAACTGCGGATGAAGATCGCAATGATATATCAATGACACACACAGGTTTGCGTGAAAGCACAATGAATGTTGTGCTAACAGCGTGGGTCAATGGTAAAAACGTAGACACACTACGCAACGATGTAATTGAGCGTGTTGAAGAAGCTCTAGAAGCAGATAGAACACGCGGTGGGATTGCTCGTTGGACGCAGTTGCGTTCTGTTGTGGTGGACTTTGATGTAGTTGAACCATTTGGTTCAGTTGAAATCACAGTGGAAGTATATTACACCTATCAGAGAGGACAAGCATGATTAATAAAGAAGGTAAAATTGCTTTAACAAACGGTCAAAAAACACGTTGGGTCAGCGAAGCACGAGCAGCAAACTACGCAGCAGGCTGGGTGCCTGTTGAAAACGCTGCCGAGGCTGAAGAACCAACAGCGGAAGACAACATTGAGTCTAACTCAATGTCAGATGTTGAAGTAGAACAAGATATTCAGGAGAATGAATAATGTCTGTATATACAGGTCAAATGGGTAGTATTTCAATTGACAACGATGTGACGAACCTCGTTGAAGTTACAAGTTTTTCAATTGAGCATACCGTAAATACAATTGAAGCCACTTCAATGGGCGACTCATATCGTTCGCATGTAGTAGGTTTGTATGAGTGGTCAGGTAGTGCTGATATCTACTGGGACACCACAGAAGTAACAACCACTGCGTTGGTTACTGGTGAAGAAGTAGATGTTGTAGCATACCCAGGTGGTGACACCGCAGGTTACGCTAAACTTTCAGGTAAAGCAAGAATCACTGGTTTTTCAGTGAACAGTGAACTTGAAGGTATGGTATCGGCAACCATTTCTTTTCAGGGAAATGGTCCTCTTACAATTGCAGCAGTTCCAGCACCATAATGAAAATCAGGGCTAACCTCGTTGTTAGCCCTGCTTTATCTCGTAAATTAGATAAAGCATTGGGCGAGTTTACAGAGGATGTTATGAGCGACTTTACACAAGCCGCACGCAACAGAACACCGGTAGACACAGGTGCTGCCCAAGCTGCTTGGCGGTTTAATGCCAATGGTGAAAAAAGCACTACAACCAATAGAAAGCCGTATATTAAACGGTTGGATGAAAACTGGAGTAAACAAACCCGAGGCAAGGGTATTGTTAAACCAGCAATTCGTGATGTAAACAGGAAATACAAAAGATGAGCAATAAAATTTTAGACAATGCCGCAACGCATTTTCGTAGCAAACTAGATGGTAGTATGCGTAGTATGGAAGTTCCAGAATGGGGAACAACAATCTATTATTATCCTACTTCAAGTTTAAAAGACGAAAGCCAAATTTTTCAACTTCAGAGCGAAGGTAAAACAGTTGAAGCACTTGTTATGAGCATTATTTTAAAAGCACGTGACGAACATGGGAAACGCTTGTTCGTCGCTGCGGATCGTGCTCAGTTTATGAATGAAGTGGATCCAATAGTAATCTTCCGTGTCGCTGCTGAAGTTAATGGTGCTGATCGTGAAAGCATCGAGGATATAGAAAAAAACTAACAGAGGACACTGACATTTACTTCCTGCTCCAACTATGTCGTGAGTTAGGATTAACATTACAACAGGGAATGGAAATGACAGTGTTCGAACTTAAAACATGGGCTGCTTTCTTAAAGTTGGAAAACAAAAGAGAAAAACAAGCAGCAGATAAAATGAAAAATAACGCTCGCAGGCGTTGATGGAGAAACACAGTGAGCAGAAATGACGCAGTTGTAAAAGTAGGGGCAGATACCAAAGACGCTGAGCGAGCGTTAGGATCATTACAGAAACAAATCAAGGGCATGAACAGTGTCCTTAAATCAGTGGCAGGTGCGTTTGCTGGTGTTAAACTAGCACAATTTACACGCAATGTTTTAGCTGCCAGTGAAGCACTGGACCTAGCAGCAAGCAAAACTGGCTTTGCTGTTGAATCACTACAAGAACTACGCTTTGCTGCTGAACAAGTTGGTGTTAGTTCTATTCAAATGGACACAGCACTACAGCGTTTCTCAAGACGCACAGGTGAAGCAGCCGACGGCACTGGCGTATTAAAAGACATATTTCGTGATCTAAACATTGAAATATACAACAGTGACGGTTCATTGCGTGACATTGAATCAACCTTTACTGATTATATTGGTGCAATAGCAAATGCCAGCAGCGAACAAGAAAAACTAAGATTAGCTGTTGCAGCATTTGACATGGAAGGTGCTAATCTAGTTAACCTTTTGCGTGATGGTGTTAATGGCTATGAAGAGTTGCGCACAGCAGCAAGAGCAGCAGGTGCAGTGGTTGGACGAGATGTTGTTGCTGCTAATGCACGTGCTAATCAATCATTAACTCGTTTAGAACAACAATTTAGTGCTATTTCAAAGGTTGCTGTTGGCGCACTTGCTCCAAGTTTAGAACGTATAAGTGATGAGTTTGGCGTATTCTTAAGCGATGAAACACGCATTAAAGAATTTACTGAATCAGTTGCTAACCTAGGTTATGCACTAGAACAAGCTGCTGGTATTGTGTTATTGATGAGTGAAAATATACAATTAATAATACAATCATTTGCTGCGTTTAAGATCGCTGACAAGATTAAAACATTTGATAAATTTGGCGAAGAGATGACGCAGGTGGTCGAAGAGCTCAAAATTGGTCAGCAAGCAATGGAAGGCTTTACTGGTGAAGCAGCAAAAACAGCAAGAGCACAAGACATTTTAGCTGCTAAAACGTTTCGCACTGAGCAAACTATGAAGGCATTGGGAATTGCTATTCGTGGTATTATTGGTTTGTTTAGTCGTCTAATTTATATTTTTGGTGCTGTTGCTGCTGCCCAAGCAATTCTCGGTGCAATTGCAGAAAGATTGCGTGATGCTAAAGTAGCACAAGACGCACTCAATAACTCAACTAAAAACTTTAGTGAACTTGAAAAGGAATCACTAAAACGCGAGCGCGAAAGATTAAAACTGCGTCTAGAAGGTTTAAAAGCTGATTTACTTGCACAAAACTATCGTGATCCATTAGATGTAGCACCATTAGAGGGTTCTGCTGATACTAAACGCGAAGAAGCAGCCATTGCTGCTATTGAAAAACAAATAAAAAGTTTAGAAGAAAATGAAAAGAAACTCAGTGATATTGTTGAAGGGCGTGTGGAGGCTCGCAAGAAAGAACAAGCAGTAATTGAACAAGCAAACAAACTGGTAGACGATGCTGTGCTTGCTTATGAGCAGCAGATTCAAGACATTGAACTTGCTATGCAGCTCAGTGGGCAGGATTTGTTTTATGCACAAGAAAAATTAAAAGTTCAGCGCGAATTAGAAAAAATTGGCAAAACAATGACTGCTTGGGACGAAGCAAATCTAGAGTTTAGCCTAGAAGAACTATGGGCATTAAAAGAAAAGTCACGCATACAAGACGAATATAATGCACAACTAGAACAAAGCAAACAACGCTATCAAGAACTAGTGCGTGCTGCTGATCCACGTGTTACAGCAGAACAAACACGCATTGATAACTTAGTAGCATTAGAAAACTATTATGTAGATACTCGCTTGATGAGCGAAGAATCATATTATGAAGCGTTGCGTGCCATTGAAGAACAATATAGATTAGAAAAGTATGCTGCTGAAGAATCATTACAACAGCGCATCGATCAATTAAAGCAGCAATCACTACAGCGTGAACTAGAACAACAGGGTTGGAATCGCGATCAAGCCAAAGATATTGCACAAACACGTGTTGATTTTGAAAAGAAATCAGACACGGAACGTGTGCAGTTTGGTATTCAACAAGGTGCTGAACTGTTTAACAGTCTAGGGCAAATGAATGAAAAAGCGTTCAAAGCAGCCAAAGCATTTAACATTGCTAATGCTATCATGAACACATACGCAGCAGCAACCAAAGCACTTGCTGCTTATCCACCGCCCTTTAACTTTATTGCTGCCGCTGCTGCTGTTGCTGCGGGTATGGCACAGGTTGCTTCAATTAGAAGTCAATCATATTCAGGACGTGCTGGTGGTGGTCCAGTTCAGGAAGGCAAACCGTATGTGGTGGGCGAACAAGGCAGAGAGTTGTTTGTGCCACAGGGTGCTGGAAAAATTGTGCCAAATGCAGGTGGTGATGTAGTAAATGTAAACTTTTCAATTACTGCCATGGACACACGAGGCTTTGATGCACTATTAGCAGAACGCAAACCAGCAATTATCAACATGGTGCGTCAAGCAATGAACGACAAAGGCAATAGAGCCTCGGTTTAAAAAAAGAGTAAATAACATATGTCAGGCACACTTAGCATTAACAGTTTCAATAATGTTGTTATCAGAAGCATTGCACCAACTATTACTACAATTGCTGTAAGCGGTGTTAGACAATCAAAGCAACTAGCAGCACAATATTGGGAAATGGATTTAGAATACGCAGCACTTACACGTGCTGATTTTGCTCGTGTAATGGGATTTATTTCCAAACAGCGTGTGGGTTTTGGTGATTTTGAAATGGTTATACCAGAAATTAGCCGCCCAGCAGGTGATATTCGTTACATTTACACAAATGTTACTCCACAAACAATGGTAGCCACAGCAGAAGCTGATGCTGGCGATAGTTATGTGGACTTTGACACAGGGTT